AAAAAAGGAAAAGGCGGCAAGAGCCGCAAACGCTACGGCAAAAAAGGCGGTTCTCCTAAAGGAGGAAAACGTATTCGCACTTATAAAATGTCACGTGGAGGGGGCAAGATGTAATGAAAACTTTCCTTGCTGCATGTTCAATAGTTCGCACTAGGTGCGGATATGCTTTATGGTCTCAGGCCTTTAAATGTGTGAGGCGGGTAGCTGTTTTCCATCAACTTCGACCGCCAAGACGCGCTGAGTATATTGGTGGCGGTACACCTCCTAAACAATTATTCGAGTGGAATGCATAGCCCCTCGATATCTTCACGCCAGGGACATAACCGTTCCTTGCGGAAACTGCGCTTTCTGTCTAGCAACCAGACGCTCAGACTGGGTACAACGCCTTATGATAGAATGGCGTCACAGTCCATCCGCTCGCTTTGTTACTCTTACATACGCCAATCCACACTTAACCTTTCGAAGTGGAAAAGCGCAGCTTGTAAAAGCAGACCTGCAAAAGTATTTCAAACGGCTCCGGAAAGCTGGTCATCAGCTCCGCTATTACGCTGTCGGAGAATACGGAAGCAAGACCCACCGGCCACATTATCACGTTATACTATTTGGCAACGTGCCGGAGAGAGATATAAGGTCAGCCTGGCAAAGTGGAACCGTTCATGTTGGATCGCTCACCTGGGCTAGCTGTGGCTACTGCACTAAGTATATAATCAACTCTAAAATGCTACGTGGCAAAGAGTCTATCGATCATGGAAATGTGGCTAAGGATATTCCAGCCCTTGGTAAAATGCGCAATGGTTATGCGCTCCCTTTTCAAGTCATGTCCAGGCGACCAGGTATAGGTGCGAAGTATTTAACTGGTGAAATGATAGCCTGGCATAAGGACGATTACAAAAATTATATACACTCAGACCAGGGAAAGCGACACTTGCCCAGGTATTACAAAGAGAAAATCTTCAATAAGCGGGAACGCTGGATTATCTCTACTCGCGCAATGCGCGAAGCTATAGAGTCTGAACGCAAANTGCTTTTCAAACTCTTCAAGAAAGGCCAAAAAGATGCACAGGCCTACCGCCAACGTCAAATGATTGAATTGGCAAAACGCATCAAGGATAAATCACATCAAAACAACTTAACACATGAGTTCGTATAAAGGAAATACAACCGTCCAACTCAAGAGCCCGCAAAAGTCGGTGTTCGACTTGAGCCATGACAAACGAATCACTGCCGCTATGGGTAAGCTGATTCCAATTAATGTTACAGAATGCCTCCCAGGCGACCGCGTTAAAGGAAATGCGGAAATTTTACTACGCCTGGCTCCGCTTCTTGCCCCAATCTACGACCAGATAACTCTGTTCGTTCATAACTTCTTCATACCTAATCGCCTGGTCTGGGAAGATTGGGAAGAATTTATCACCGGTGGTCGTTTAGGTGTCGGTGTCGACCCTGTTACTGCCCCTATTCCTCCTTTTGTTGAGGTTAATGACGCAAAGCTTGATGGTCAAATGGAAAAGTACTCACTTTTTGACTATATGGGAGTCCCTCCCGTACTTACTGCCGCAACTGGTTGGGATGATATCGAGCTTGATATGATGCCCTTACTCGCTTATCAGCTTGTATGGTATGAGTATTACCGCGACAGAAACTTCGTTTCGGATTCTGTTATTGAGTTTCCTTTTCCTTCTGGTAATGCAGAGCTACATGGTAACGAACTCATGTATAAAGTCCAGTCCCGTGACTTCCTAAAGGATTACTTCACGGCCGCTCTTCCATCCACTCAACGTGGTGTCGAGGTCTTAATGCCTCTCGAAGGCTCCGGAACTGTATCCTACCTTGATACTTCTTTAGTTAAAGAGGGTGACGGTGACCTACCATCTGTAAATCAGATACTAATGGCTAATCAAACCACTGGAATGCTCGGTATGACTAATGGTCCTGGTGTAGGTACGAACACCGGGTCACGTATCGAGAACATAGACGAAGTTTTTTTGAATGCTTCCTCAGTATCGATTAACGATTTCCGTTCCGCTTATGCTCTTCAGGTATGGTTAGAACGAAATGAAATCGCAGGTTCTCGCTATACCGAATCTATTCAGGCACACTTTGATGTTCGTCCCCAGGATTCCAGGCTCCAACGTCCTGAGTACTTAGGTGGTGGTCGCATTAATGTTAAAATCTCTGAGGTCGTTTCTTCTGCATACTCACAAAACCAGGATGACGACACTATCGCCCAGGGTAATTTGGCCGGTCATGGTGTAACCTATGGAACTGCTAATGGCTTCCGTTATTTCTGCACTGAACACGGATTCGTTATTTCTATTCTCTCCATCATGCCAAAGCCATCTTATCAAAATGGTCTTCCTCGTATGTTTAAACGTAAAACTTTCCTGGACTACCCTTGGCCTACCTTCGCGAAACTTGGTGAGCAACCCGTTAATAAGTGGGAATTATTCTTCAGTCCTACTACAATGACGGAGGCCGAAGATGGTTCTTATCCATTATTCGGATATCAATCACGTTATGCCGATTGGAAGCAACGCTATTCTACTAACTGTGGCGACTTCCGTGACACTTTACTATTCTGGTCTCTTACCAGGGAAATTACCGCAGCTCCTGAACTCGGAACTGCATTCCTGGACGCTTCAACTACAGATGACGAAAGGATATTTGCAGTAGAGAATGCTGGTCAGAATTACTGGATGTATATCTCTAACTTCATGATTGTTCAACGTGCATTACCTTACTTTGCTACCCCATCACTAGCAGTATGAAAAAATTAGTCTTGTACCCAAAAAGTCGAGCCAAGGGCTTAGACCTATCAAAAGAAAAACGTGTCGTAATACCTAATCAGTCAATGACACTCGAGGAAATAATCAAACGCTTTACCAGGAGGGAAGCACTACCTATTGAGAAAAACGGCATGTATGAAAGCCGTTTTGGAGACCTCGAAAAACTCAGTCGTGAGGACATAACTGTACGCCATGAAATGGCTCAAACACTCAACGCTTGGCGAACAGCCGGAGAAAAGCGTCTACATGACGAGCGTGCACGCGAGGCTCAAAAACTACTTGACGAACAAGTCAAGAAAGAGCTAGAAAAGCTCAAAACTCAGGCACCGCCTGAAATTAAAACAGCCTAACGTTAAAAAGAGCCCGAGAAATCGGGCTTTTTTTTTCGTTAAAAAGGGGGGGCGCCCGCTAAGCGCTGCTGTCGCGAACACGTTCAGCGGAACAAGAAAGGAGGACGAGGCACGAGGACGACTGACGGTGGAGCGTGTGTGAGCTGTTCAGCGAGTCTGCAGAGGCGCACCATGTCGGTGAAACCAGACAATGAACTACCCCCTAAATACATGAAATGTTATATAAGGAAAACGTTAGGCAAAAACTCCCGCTAGGGAAAAAATGCGTAAGCAGTGGCCGTGAGGCACGAGCGGCCTTAAACAAAGCAGTTCCGACTAGGACGCCTTAAAATGAACGAAGCCGTCTCGGCTGCTCGTTCCCCTCAAATGCCGAAAACGCCCGTTTTACGGCTTCGCATAGTACATACTTGATATACTATGCGGACTGACACCAACGCTTTCAAAAAATCTTTTTACCTTGGTGGCATGTCAAAAACAACTAAAAAGGGTACCCAGGCTCCAGGAGCCTCGATACCTACACAACAACAATTGGAAGCTAACATAGAGGCCGACCTCGGCAAATGTGTAGCCTTCCTAAACTGGCTTCGGTCTACGCCCCAGGCAAAGGCCTATTTAGCCGAGTTCGCCCTGGGACAAATCGAGAACGCACAAAACGCAAAGGAGGCGAAAAAACAAAATGAGCGCGCTTGACACAATTAAGCAGAGTAGTATACAGAACTCTCAGACGGGCGCTGTTACACAACCAACTCCACGCCTCGGACTATTTAACCGAAAGGCGAAACTTGCGGCTTGGCAAAATCAGCTTAATACTCAGTATATCGATACTGATTTAATGTGTGTTCCCACCAATAAACTTACATTGGAGGATGATATACGAACAGTTATTAATTGCTATGATTTAGCTTATGATAGTATTTTTATACTACAAAGCAAATCCCAACCAATGGAGATGTTTATTACATTTAATGTTGTGAGAGATAGTTATCAGTCTCCATCTCACTTACGTGTAATGCCTATGCAACGCAATAAAGCAACGAATACACTTTATACACTTAATGCCCTAAATGAAATTATTAAACTGGATAACAATGGTATGTTAGATGTTAGGCACAAAATAAATTGGAATGATTATATCAGTTCTATATTGTTGTATAATAAACAAATTGGATTATCAGTGGTACATCATAAAATTTATGACATACATAAAATTAATAGTTATGCTTAATTCAAATAAACGTAATCCTACTCCTCGTCCTGTTAATGTTTATAACAAACAGGGTAAACTG